CAAAAACAATTAGATGAAAGAAAAAATAAGGTTATTGCAATTATTGAAAAAGCTAGAAAAGAATTAAAACCTACTAATGATTGGGCAAGTAACCTTAAAATTGCTATGGATTTGGATTATGTTGAATATAAAACAGAAGGTCTGGTTTGTAGTGTTTATGGATGGTTAGCTTATCAGGAAAAAGATTTTGAAAGAAAAAATAATGAAAATAAAGTTGAATATTCTAATAATTATTTTGGAGAAAAATCTAAAACAATTTGGAATAACAATCGTTTTGGTGGCTATGTAGGAGAGAGATATACAAATATAAAGTTAAAAATTGTAGATATGTTTCCTTGCAGAGATTTCTTTATTGTTAAATTAATTAATGACAATAAAGATGCGATAACTTGGTTTGCTAATGATATTATTGATTTAGAAACTGATGATACTCTTAATGTTAATTTTAGAGTTAAAGATCATTCAGAATATAAAGGAGTAAAATCAACTATAATTAATCAAGTCAATTTTAAAAAGCACAAATAAAAAAAGAGGGGAATGAATTTCTCCACTCCCCTTTTAATCTTATTTAATTTCTATTGTTCTGGCTTTTCTGCCCTCTGGTAAAATTCTCTCCAATGAGATTTTCAACAATCCATCTTTGAGTTCCGCACCTTTCACCTCAACGTCATCCGCTATCGTGAACGTCTTGGAAAAGTATTTTTTTGAAATGCCCTGATGGATGACTCCATCCTGCTTCTCCTCCTTCGCAGACTTGATGTTCAACTGTCCATCGGCAAAGTCCACAAGAATGCTCTTCTTGTTGTAACCTGCCAACGCCAATTCAATGTCAAATTTCTGATCGCCAGTCTTGACGATGTTGTAAGGTGGATAGGTCGGGATTGACCATTCATTCTCGAACATTTTTTCAAAGTGATCGAAAACATTGTCAAATCCTATAGTCACGGGTCGCAACTGATTAAATATGCTTAATGCTCTGTTCATTATGTACTCCTTATTAAGCGAGTTAAATACCAGCACCCTTTATGGCGTACCAGTAATTCTTATATGGGCGTTGATGCCCTGAAATTCAATTATTTAATGTTCTCTTGCAGGATCTTTAAGAACCAGGCGTTGTCCTTGATGACTGCCGCTAATCCATTCGTGATGGAATTGACCACAATCTCCTCATCCGAGTCTTTCGCCAGGACATTGCCTTCCTGCGTCAAGCTCATCTCATAAGTGATGGCGTGTAATATTTCGTGTAAAAGTGTATTGCCGTAATCAGCGTCATTCAAGTCCTGCTGTATCTCGATCTTGTTTGACCGGTGATGATACTCACCGTAACAGTCCGTCTGCTTGGCGAAGTCTGACTTGACGAATTGAATGTCAATCTCCTTGTATCCGACTTTTATCTTTGGCGGACATTTTCTCATAAGCTGTTCTAAAGTATGCCGATCTTGTTAAGGGCAATCAATGCAACGGCTATGACGGCAAAGATGACAAGAATCTTGTATTTCTTATTCAAGCCGTTAAACCAAGTTGAAATTTTTTCCATAAATCCTCCTATTTTTGTTTATATTTGTCCATTATTTTTTCGCCACTGCGACCTAAAATATATCCTGAACAGCCGACCAACACGATATTAAGAAGTGAGTTCTGGACTGACTCAGGGATGTTCGGTGCTGTAAAACCAAACCAATGTGCTACAATTAATCCGGCAAATATAAGCATCAGCAGAGGTCGCCAATTTCTTTGAAGAAAACTTCCTTTGGATTCAGCTATTATGATTGATGCTTGTGCCTCTAGTTCTTTCAGTTGTCCTGAAAGCAGTTGCTGTTGAATGGATTGCTTAATCTTTTCAGCGTCAGCCTTATTGTCTATTGTCTTGTCGATTGTCTTGAATAAGGTTTTCACCAACGGAGCTACAGCTCCTAAAACTCCTAACATAGATACCCAACCTGTTGACTGTAAATGGCTAGATTGACGAATTGAATCGCCACCAGCGTTGCGAATAATATTAAAAAGATAATCTTCATTATTAAATCTCCTTTAGTTTTTTTGAGAGTGCTTCAACCCTGTGACGCACCTGCTGATACCACTTGGAATCCTTGATCTCTTCAGATGCCTCTTTGTGCGAACCGTCTTTAATAAATTTTATCGTCTTTTTAAACTTACTGAAACCGGTTCTGCCCAAGACAAAACAGCATTCAATTCCAACCTCTTTAGCTGCGGGATGGCAGTCACCGAGCAGGTCATCTGCCGACCTTCTCGCCACTGAAAAATCAAGCTCGAACCACTTTTCAATCTCCTTGTGAGAGTAAATCTTGTTTATGTCGATCTTGTCATTCGGCTGCACCTTGTGTCCGAAGCCTATGGTGTAAAAAGGCTCCTGGTAGCCGTTGAACTTCAACTGGTACGCCTTGTGTCTGCATCCTTCGCTTTCCTTTATTTCATCCTTCAATGATTCAAAGTCCACTGATCCTCCGTTCCTGTTTTTTCTCATCTGCCTGAATGAACGGTCTGTCCATTCACTTGAAAATCCCCAACTCAAAAGTGATTCCCTGACCTTCTCCTCCTGATCCTTGATTAATTCTTCAACAATCACAAGGGCATCGGAAAAAGCTGGGGAACGGAATCAATGACGGCTCCAACGGAAATGATCGGTCTTTTGATGAAGTTCTTTTGGTATCGCATTGAAGCCGCTTTGGGATTGATGGAGCTTCCAACGCACATTGCGAAATTCAAGGCTAAAGGATTTGACCATAGTGAAATGGATGAAATCGTATGCCAGTGTCCGCAAACGAAAGAACAGCCGAGTTCCTTTGAACTGGCTAGAATGTTTGATTTAAAATTATGCGTGAAGAACACGTTTGTCCTGTTAGGCAGCTTGACGATCAGCTTGTCGTGCCACCGCCAGTCAGACTTGATCTCATAGATGGTGTTCAGGTCTTTGAGCATCGATCTGGGAATGCCGAATCTCTCTGCCCTTCGCATAATGCGTAAATCGTGGTTGCCGAAAAGAATGTCCATCTTGGGAAAAAGTTTCTCCAACTTACGGATCTCCTTCTTGGCACTCGCCAATTCAAACACCGGACTTTCGACATTCGGATCGGCAGGTCGTTCCACCTGGATACTCGCATTGTCAACCAGATCGCCAATGTGGATCACACGAGTAGGCTTTATCCGGTCTTTTATTTTTTTAATCCAATTCCAGTAATTTTTGTTGTGAAATGGAAAATGAGTGTCTGATAGTATTAAAATCCTTTGATTTAGTTTCATACAATCCTTTTATTTTCACTAAGGTCTGATTGTACCGCCCTCACCGTTAAGATGCGTTCTCGTGCATCCTGGAGGGTTTTTTTTCAAACTTCAGTCAATAATTCTAAAGAAAGTATAGATTGCTCCCAAAACTGCCCCTATGAATAAAGTAACCTTCAGTCCTCCGAGTCCTCTGTTGGAAATGGAGTTTAAATCCCTGATCTGCTTCTGCATAATGCAAATGTCCTCTCGAATGTATCGTACATCGGTTTTCAACTCTGCGACATCCTTCTCCCAGTTAGACATTATGCTCCTGTGTTTGTGTTGTTTAATTTCTTTTTCTTTATGAACTGACTTTCAAAAGCATCCATCTCCAGACAGAACGTTTTTAAGTAAAAAGCTCTTTCCGACTGCTTTTCAAGATCAATAATTTCATTTTCAATTATTATTCTTTTTTCCTCGCATTCTCCCTGCGTCAAGTATCCTGCGAAACCCTTGTATGAAATGGCTGGAGTGTTCGGAAAGGATATTAAAGCTAGGAGAAACCATACCTTAATCATACCTTTTTCTTTGATTGCCTCTATTCCATCTTTTGTGCCACGCCCATTGACTCACCTTGCTGCCGTACACTTCAAGAAAATTCAGAATTGCCAGTGAAAACATTTTAATCATTTCCTTTTTGTTCTTCTTCTTTTTGTAATTTTTTAGATGACACACCAGCTAGAATCTTAATGCCTTCAGCCAGTCTGTTTGCATTATCTTTTTCCCCTTCCATAAATCCTTGACTTTTGAGATATTCTGCTGTTTCTCTTCCTCGCCTAACACCTTCCTCTTCAACCTCTTTCCATTTATTCTT